CCTCCAGCTAATTGTAACCCAGGACCTATAAGGTCCTTTGCTGTTAATCCAAAGAATCCTTCTGCCACTTCTTTACCTCCTGGTGTTGTTAATGATTTTGCCGCCCCTGCTCCTCCTGCAAGCACTGCTCCTGCCCCCACAGGTGTTTTTGCCGCAGCCCCTACTGGGACAGTATTAGTAAAACCACTCATCCATGGAGAGTCCATTACTCCTGTTGCACCAGATATAGAACCCAAGCCACCCGAACCATACCCAAATGCCCCTGTGCCTGTTGCAGCAGGGATACTTCCTAGCCCTCCTGCCCCTGCTCCATAACCTGCTGCCCCTACTCCTGTTTCTGCACTAATAGCACCTAGACCACCCGAACCATACCCAAATGCCCCTGTTCCTGTCGCAGCAGGGATACTGCCTAGCCCTCCTCCTGCTCCTCCTGCTGCTAACCCTCCTGTAAGTGCTGTCGCCCCTACTCCTGCTGCGGCAAAACCTAACGGAGCAATTAACGCTTTAGCCACAGGGTTTCTACCAAACCAACCCTCTTTCCTCTCTTGATGACGATACCCACCAAAAGTTTCAGCCCCCAATTGTGTAGAAGATTGTAATGTGGGAATCCTTAGTTCAATGTCTGCTGGACTTGTAGGAGCAGTACCAGGATTTTTATCTTCTAAGTACATCCTTTGTAACGGATTAGGGGGACGATAGTTTATCGAGCCGGGATAACCTAATTCCTTATTCGGTAATGTCCCATAACCTTGTGCGGATGTTCTGGTAGCAGGTTTTTGAAAAGCCTCTATTTCATAATACATTTCCTCGATAGACCTACCGCTACGCAACCCATCAATTGCCATTGTCAATGATTGGTCATATAATTGAGCACGTTGTTCTGGGGTAGCATCAGGGCCAAAGGAGGTAGGTTCTATTGCAACTTGAGTCGGTGAAGGAATACTAGGGGTTTGAATCCCCCCACCTAGTGATTGAGGCACTAGATCAGGAATAGGTAAGCCTGCGCTGCTCGTTCTTGCTTCATTCTGAAGTTGGTTGGCATCAGGCACATAAAAACCCCTGTCACCTTGACGTACCAGGCCACTTTCTTGTGGAGTCAGGGGAAGCCTAACATCATCATCATAAACCCAATATCTTCCATCATCGACCACGATTGTCTTACCAGCTAAGTTTCGTGCCATAATATTCCCTATTAATTGTCCACTATTAATAATTCAAAATCTACTGAAACTTGCTCTGATCCAGCACTACCATTACATTCCCACCAAATATCTGTCTTGGCATTTATCGCGCTCATTGGACTACGCGGCTCAAAAAACATAGGGGCATCAAGACCGTCAAAATGCAACTTTAATCTTGGCGGCACAAACGATGTTGTCACATCATCAAAACTCTCCCGTGTAAACATCCTAAAGTCCACCGACTTTCCCGACTCTACGGTAATTAATACACTCATCAAATACGCTGTTTTACCTATAGGAACTGACCATCCAGCATATTGCGTCTGACCCTCACCCGCCGCTATTTGAATTAATTGGTCTGTACTAGCGTTTTCAATCGTAATTGTGCCCGTGTTGTTGCCACCGTAAGCACCCGAAGACGCAACCCAGGCTCTGTGTATTCTCCACCACGAAGCACTTGTCGCACTACTGTCGGCACCTCCGGCAAGGGTTATGGTTTCCATAAGTTCAGTAAACGTACTATCAATGCCCTGAACAACGATTGTTTGTGCGCCAGTTCCCCCTGCCGTGTCATTGACATTGTTGCCGACAACATTAACCGTCTCTGCGGCCTCCATAAAATCTGCTGTGTCAAATGGAAGCAGACTTACATGCGCCCATGTTCCATTCGGGACGGCATCATTTCGGCCAAATTTATGAACAAGTGAGTGACCGGCTACGTTGCCTTTCTGGACTTCTATTAGAAAATCTTGTCTACCCAAATTAAACTCCGTCCTTAACTTCTCAAGCCATGTTAGCCAAATAGGGGTGGGCCTGCCATCACGTAAACTAAAGATTTCTTTCCGTGGAGCAGGAGGAACTGCTGTCATTACACCTCCCCTACTGTAGCATCAAGCATAGCTCCTACAATCACCCTTCTAACGGGGTCTGTTATAGTTTCCCGGTATATCCTGTTTCTACTCCTGCCCAACCTGTTCCAGTATGTCCTCTTGGTATATTCCCCTATCTTACCCAAAGACTTCCAATGCTCATTGCTATAGGTTTGCCCTCCATCATCAGACCAATCAAGGACCACTATAGGGTCTACACCCTGCCCCTTTACAAGACCTACCCCTGATTGGTGATCTATTTCAAGCCTGTCCGTGAACACCAACTTTCTATCAGAATGTATTACCTGACATTGCCTGATAGCCTTTATAATTTCCCCATCATCTGTGAAGGTGTCCAGGTCCAGTTCGTATATTTTACCGTTAGCATGATCCCCTACCAATCTCTTGTTATCAAAGAAAGCATAACAATTTCCCCTCCATCTATTGTCATACGGAGTAGGATAACTTGCCCTTTCGTGCCATTCGTCAGTAGAAACGTCATATACCCATGTTGCATTGCCTGTAGGGAAAGTCAGAACGTAAAAGGTGTGTCCCTCCTGAATGTAGGTATAGCCTATAGCATCAGCGAAGGTGCTGTACTTTGCCCATTGAAAATGAATCTGTGGGGTAGATATTATCTGAGGCACATAACCCACGGCCCTTCTTGCCATACCCTGCTCATCAAGCCAGAATATAGTATTATCCTCTCTTGCTATCGATGCTGCTGCTCCACATCCTCTTTGTATAATATCGTCTATTTTCCTGCCAAAAGGAAAAGATGTGGTAAATTCCCTGTACCAAACCTCTGTTGTAGCAGTCCCGAAAAACCATATTTCTCTATGGTCTGATATACACGATACAAGGTCATCTTCCTCTCCTGCCGTACTCTCAAAGTCAAGGGCATCCCAATCAGTACCGTCAAACGATTTAGAAATAAAAAACTTCTGTGTGCCTGCCTCTGTAACTATAAAGAACCCATCCTGAAAGGTAAGCGAGCTGGCATCTGGAAAGTCAGGGTCTGTTATAACCCCAAATACCTCTGTGCTTTGGTTGTATATATATCCTTTGTTATCACTTCCATCGACAATCATTAATTGATTGCCTGTCACTCCATTATCTGCCATCCAAATGTTCCCTGACGAACTACCCAGAGTGCCTAATGATGTTAGAACCCCTCCCGTTGTAGATTTAAACACCTTTGACCCTATAACAGCATAAAGGGAATCCCCAAATACATGCATTTTCCTTACGGTAGCAACACGGTTGGAATTGGCAAACCCCACCAACCCCGGAGTACCAATAAGAGCTTTAGGACTTTTACCCTCTTTATTATCAAGCTCAAGGTAATAATTGATTGTACGTTGGGCGTTTAGGTCTGATGACCTGCCGGTGTAGCTGCCGCCCAAAAAAGGAAAAAGGATACCCATTAATCTATCCTCTGCCCTAATTACCCAGGGCAAACTCAATATAAGTGTCTTCCCGGTCAAAGTTCATAAGGGTGTTCCTGTATTGTTCTGCTTTTAAAAGAAGTGTTTGGGGTGGGTCTTTTCTCCAATATTCAGGGTAAACGTCCACCGCAAGGTTGAATATTAAAGCTCTCAGCCATTCAGCAGGTAGGTCAGGGTCATTAGCAAGTGAATCAAAATCTTCCACCGTAGTTCTTGCGGTCACCCTTATATCATCATCAGAAGAAGTCCCAAGCACAGGCCAGATAAAGAACGTGCCTGTAGTTAATAACGGTTCATAGTAAAACTGTGTAGGGATACCCGTTGCCGATTTAAGAGGTTGGTCAAAGTATTCCTGCCTTGACCATTTAATCATAGGCATTTCTGTATCAGAATCAGCAGAGTGATACCGAGCCTCTATGATTTCAAGGGGGGCAGCAGTCGTAAAATTGACACCACCAATACCAAAAAGATAAGATTCCTGGTCAACCACAAGGGTAACTGTTTCCCTGTCCTGTAGCCACAATACCAACCCTTCAGCCTGCCATGCCTTTACCATAATGTTTAAGGCTTCAAGGGCATCTGCTCTTTCCGATGCTTCAGGAGTTTCCCCTGTGGCAATAGCCCCTATTTTACGCAAGGCTGAATCTATGATTTCGTTTGCAGTACGGTTGTAATTTGCTGAACCTGAAGTTGCCATAGTTTAGTACCCGGGGTTATGCTTGTAATATTTCCTGTGAGGATTAGATTTTTCCTTCTTTTTCATCGTAGTGCCTTTAAGTTTACTCACCTTTGATTGCAGTTTTGTTAGGTTTAGTCGCACCACTCCTGAACCTGCCATTGTTTGTCCTCCTTATTTAGAGATCATCCGCAGACACCTCGTTAGTTGACAAATAATGCGCTGAACCATCGTCACCTTTATACACAGTGTTTCCACTTGCCACATCATCCCGTAATGCTTCCAGCATAGTTACAACCGCACCTACCGGGTCACCGTCAACAGTATTCCATTGGACCAATGCATCATCCAAGGTAACTCCTATAGCGTCACCATCAGCTACATTGGTTACGTCAGTTAGGGTTACAGTAAATCCACCCCTTGAAGATGCAGCACTTGTTGTTGTGGTATTGTCTATTGCAGAATCTATTGTAGGCCGGGGTTCATAAACAGCCTGGTGGTCTTTCACACCCTTTACAAAGTCTTGAGGATGCCTGGGTTCCCAATCCCGTTTATTAACCCATACACCATCCCATTGCTTTCGCATATCGGATTGACGGTAATCTTCTCCCGTTAGATCACAGCGATACCAAGGGTTTCCAGGCTTATATCCTGCGTTTCTGGTATGACCCCAAGACATATTCAACCCCTTTTCCCCCTGCCGAAGCAGAGGGGGTTAAAGGTTAAGGAGCAATGCTTCCTGAGTGCAAGAAAACAGCACTTGTCGCTGATTTGTCAACCAATATCCATTCTCCCATGTCTCCGACAGAGTTGATATTGTAAGAACCCACAACGCCGGTTGTTACGACTGAAGACCCTGACTCCGCCATTCCTGTCATATTTTGACTTCCTACTGCCAAGGCATTACCCCTAAACACAGTAGTGCCAGCCAATGGGGCAGGCCAAACCTGGATAGTAAATGCTATTGGAGTAGCACTCGTACCGGAATCACCTTGTGCCCAAATAACTTTTGACGTGGTAAAATGACTATCGCCATCAGCTAACGGTAAATGAAGAGTAACCCCACCTACCGTAGTAAATGCCACCGATCCGTTGGAATTTGCCAGACCAATTGGGTCAACAACATAAGTCTTTCCTGCCTCCATCTGCCAGTAAGATGATCCAGATGCCGCACCACTCCATGTGCTAAAGGCAGTAATGGAGCTAAGTTCAACTATATTTTCCTGGTTTACCCTACCAGCATTATCAACACTGAACACGGTCGTACCGGTAGGATTTTCAACCTGAATCAGATGTGGCTGAATATCTGACCTGTGGGGAGTAATCTTAATGCCCCCCCTATAGTGTGAACCTTTATACCTACTTTGCGCTTCTACATTTTGTACTGCAACAACCAACCCTACAAGGCATACAAGCAAGATGGTTCCTGCTTTTTTCCATTTAAACATATTGTCCTCCTTGTGTACTCCCCCAGTTAAGGGGGAGACAGATTAGTTGTTACGCCCCTGCCGACATGTATAGACCGCGTGGATCTGTCCATCCGACACTGAACCTTTTCTGGCACTTTGCCAGAGCGTTGTCGGTTGCGAAGTCATTGTCTTTCCTGAACACCTTATCCTTCCTTAACATATACGTCATACCGTGAGGGCAATTAGTACGGATAAAGAAAGCATCGGTATCATTGAAGTAATGATTGATGAACGGACCTTCAGGAATAGCATTGGTGGATTTAAGAACATTAGTGGCATTATTCGCAGTATCGTTCTGGAGCACTGATCGTAATATCCTGTTAGCCTCAAACCAATCGTTGCGGTGAACCTGAATACTCTTAGGAGTGAGGGATATTTTCAATCCCCTGTCGTTGGTTGCACCCATGATCTGAATGCACAAGTCCTCTATCGCAGTTTCGGAAATGTCCGCAGCAGGCGAAAGAATGTTACTAAAGGTTCCCGCCTTGGTAGGATGAGAAGCGTTACCCAGGCTAACTCCGTCACCACCTGTGTAGGAATTATTGGTAGCTCGGTTATAGACATTGGCGCACACGGTTTCCTCTGTCTGCCTTAGAGAAAACGCTGAAGCCTCTGCCCTTCGCATGGAGACAACTTCGTATAAGTTATCGTCCATTTCTTCTTCGGTTACAATATATCCTATTGCATAGACAACATGGACATACCTTTTCACATATCCCTGACTTTCCGAGTCAAATATTACAGACTGACCTTGAACCTTTACAGGTGCAAGCCCAAAGCCCGTAACTAGAACGTCTTCTTCATAGTTCTGTCGTGAAGCATCGGATATGTCAAACCCAAAGGGGTACTCCATTGGGTGTTCATCATATACTCTCCCAAACCATGCATGTACGCCCGCGTTATTCAAGCAATCACGCTACTGATTGCCCCGTTCCGAAGAACTGCTGTGTGTTACCACACAGGCTAGACCATATCTTTACCCTATACGAGCTACAGGGTATGCGCCGTTTCCACCCGGCTTCGGGTGTACGAGGTTTCCCTCTGGTCGTTGAGCCTTTCCAATAATACAAATCCCTTGTGGTGATGTTGTGTCCCTTTGAGGGTTGCGAGCAAAAGACATCGGACCAAGTATTTTTTCGTCCTTTTAACTTTGCCCTAATCTTTTTTTTAGTTTTATCAGAAACAATATCACCACCACAAGTCATATTATAACCATGATTAAAGGAATTGAATTTTTTGATGTGAAAGATTTCCAAATCAGGCAAATCTTTCTTATCATCAACATGACAAATAGGTTCTATTGAGAAATTTGCAATTCCATATTTTCTCATGGCTTGATACAACTTATGGTCTCGTTCACCAAGGTTAAACCTGCATACATGCTCACGCCACCTTTGCCTTATTCCTTGAGTGGTAAGGCCAACGTAAACCGTTTCGTTCACTTCATTTGTTATTGTATATATGCAGTTTTTCATATTATGGACTTGGTTGCTGATTGTCCCTTTGGGAGTTTCCAGCAGTTAAACGCATTATCATTATATGTTTCCATATAACGGCCCTTATTGCAAAGGCCATAAGGCTTTGGGATGATTACCAGTGGTAATTGGTCCTGCCATTTGTTTAGTCCTCCTTTATAAGAATTACGCACCACCCGTGATTTCACGGTACTGTTGCTGGTTAGGCATAACTTCCCACACGGCATGGTTGCCAATCTCGTTATCGGCAATGTTGGCGAGTTGAAGTATGCGGAAGTTAAGAGTCGCTGTAGTCGCGGCTGAGTCTGAATCAAGCTCATATGCTGAAAGTCCGGTAACGGTACTTCCCGCACCTGCCACGAAATCGACATTTAAGCCGGAATCCGTAACGGGCATAGAGTTACCATCCGAGTCTTCCTGTACGTGATATACCATCCAAGGATGGTCACAGACATACGCAATACGTTCCGTGGAAGCGGGTCTGTATTGCAGTTCAAGATTACTCCGGTTAGGTTCAAAAGCCACAACAACACCGAGGAAGAAATCTCCTGCGGTTGCTATTACAATATCCTGCAATGTGCCAATGCCAAAATCTCCAACGGCACTGGAATTTGCGGTATTGGTTCCATTTAGTTTAACGGGATCACCTATAAAAATATCAGTTCCAGTAGAGCTATTAAAGTAGTACGGATTTGCAAAAGCCCCACTGTAGGTTGACCCACCTAAAATTCTTACGGGTCGTAACCCGAATGCAGCGTCCTTATTTGCCACGGTTAAGTCCTCCTGTTAATTATTGGTTAGCGGTTCTATTATCAATTTTCATACCTCCCTTGGGTACGTAGCGGCCCTCGTAACCTGGCGCGCCTTGTTCATCTATTCCCCGAAAGAGGGATTCTTCAGTTTCGTCTATTTGCCTCTGTTTTTCTTTCTGGTCTGCGTTGTATAATTCCTCTTTGATTATCATCAGGTAGGCTCTTTGCCCTGTAATACGGTCAACGACCCTGCTTTTCCTGGTATCGGTGCTTGTGCTATCAGAAGCGTCCTTATCTCCAATTTGGAGTTCCGGGTCTATCATGTAAGCATACCCGCCTGCTTCTGCTTGGAGTAACCTTCCAGGTGAATCGTTGATCCATCGTCCGACAAACCCCTTTGGTATATCTGCCGATAATGACATCCTGATTTTACCTAACGGTATTCTTTCGGTCCTGTCTGCGTTCCTTTCTGTGTCCCGCGCTGGTCTTCCTCGTTTATTATTCATGTCTATGCTCCTTCCCAATCGTATTCTTCCAAGTATTTATCTTTCGTGAACCACTCCCACCCTGTTTTCTTTGCCATTCTTGCGTACTCTTTTTTAGCGTCTTCAGGGAGGTTGGCGAATGTATGCTTTTTGTTGTTGCCTCCTGCCGGTGGTGTCCCTCCTGTGTCTACAGTGTTATCATTGTGGCGGTTGGGGTTTTCAAACTGTTCGGGGAACACCCTCTTTATTTCCTTTGTGATTTCGTCCATCAGGAGTCTTCCCACCATTCCAGGGTTACTTGTTGAAATCTCTCTTTCCACCTGTGTTGCATAAGCGGCTAACCTTGGTTGCTCGTTAAACCATTGGTTGTCTGCCAGCCATGCAGGGAAGTCAGGGTGCGGACCTTGAGGTTGTGTGTCCACAGGGGTTGTTTCTACCACGGGTGCTTCAGGCTTGTTCTTCTCAAGGTTCTCTATTTGCGTTTCCACCTTGTCGAACTCTACCAAATCATCCTCGGCTGCTGCTTCCCTGAGTTGAGATTTCAGGTCTGTTATCTGTTTCTCAAAGTCTGCTTCCGCCCTCTTGTGCTCCCGTTCTGCTGTTTTCTTGTGGTATTCCCCAAGTTTTTTTATATCACCTTTAAGACCCGCAACCTCTTCCCTGGAAGACTTTAATTCTCCCCCTATTCTGGCTAAATCTTTTTTCAGGAAAGGGATGTACCCTTCCCCACGTTCTATGAACGTCTTTGCATCTACAAAGTTTTCGGGTTCACCACGGAATTTCTCTTCCGGGGACCATCCCATGTCCATTGCTTTCTTCTCTATTGCTTCTTGCTGTTCTTCTGTCATTGTCTTTGTGTTCTCCTTTCTATGATTTAAACTAAAAAAGCCGAACCAATGGATTTCTCCATCAATTCGGCTTTCGTAAAGCTCTAGGTTACTTAGGCGTTCGGAACGCTCTTATTATATATTATCCCAAAAAAGTTTATCGTATCTTGGGGGAGTAAACTCCCCATCCTCAAACAAATGAAACTTTTGCATATTTTTACATTTGAGGCATTTAAGAGTTATGCTTCCATGTTTTATATCTGGCAATTCAATTTCTTTTGTCCATAAACTAGATTTATCCCATACAAACAATAACCTTTTGCACTTCGTACAACGTATCTCTTTCATGCCTTTTTCTTTATTCTAATGCTCAACTTCTATAATTGATAATTCTATTTATATGGTTCACTGAAACATTATATTTTTCTGCTAAAACTTCTTGTGTACCATATCCAATAAGATATAGTTGTCTTATTTCTTGAATTTCATAATCTTTTAATTTAGAATTGCCAACTCTTTCACCATAAAGAAGAGTGACATGTTCCCTTTTTCTATTATGATTCTCTTTTGGAGTTTCCCGTACTAAATTAGTAAAACGCATGTTTCCAAAATTAGAGACTTCATAACCTTCATAACCTGGAATTGACTCCCATTCCTCAATCATTTCTCTTTCCTCTTAATTATCGCCGCGATGTCCTTGTCGTTAATAACCACAAAGGACACACCGTTTTCGTCCTTCTCGTCAGTTATTATCCCTGCGTACTTGCCATAGTAGGCTCTGTCTCCTACCTTGGGAATATACCCAGGCCAGAGTGTAACCCCTCCGTCTGCCATAGGGAGGGTGAAGGCCATATCACTTATTGCTATAATGGTTGCCCTTACTTGAGCACGTTGATCCTGATCTTGTACTGTTTCGGGTGATATAATTAACCCTTCCTCTCCCAATGTTTCCTCCACCTTGTCAGGCAAAACTATAACCTTGTACTCTATAGGCACAAGGTCTACCTGATACTTATCCCAATTATCGTTAAAGCTTTTATTCATGGTTCTATCTCCTTAATTCAATTTAATATTGTTGTTTAAGGGTGTTACTATCTTGGTCCCTCCAGATGTAACTATCTTGTTCTTCTTTATCTCATTTAATTGTATAGCATTTTCAAGAGCATTATCGTTCACATGCAGGAACCCACAAGCAGGACAAATATAAATCCATATAACCGAGTTAGGCATGGGCATAATAAGCCATACGTTTTCTATGGCTATTTCCTGTCCCGGGTTATCCTTCTGTGGCTCCACGGGTTTCCACTGACATGCCCTGCAATGAGGGGGTGCTACCATGACTATTTCAGTTGTCATTTGTTTGCCTTCCTCCATCCCCTTACCAAATCAAAAAAAAGGTTTATCTCTCTACGGCTTAAAATAACTTTATTATCTTCCTGTTCTATTTTTACTCCTAAATCGGGTACTATCTCAAGGCCATTAACATCATGGGTCACAAGATTCCTTTTAAACTTTGTTGCATTATCATCTAAAACCTGTGTATATTCTTCCTCACTCATTTGTTCACCCCCGTAAAGCTAATGTTCATAACCTCGTCACCGTTCTCGTCCTTCTGCACGTTAAGCTCTATAATACCCTTAACTGCGAATTCCCAGAGGTAGTTGAACAGGGCGAACGTATCGGTCCATACCTGTTGAGTGCGGGTTATATTGTCTTTCGTGATATACTTCTTGTCTACGAATACTTCTTTGCCTTTTTGGTCTTCTGCCATTACTTTCTCCAATTCTTTAACTGAAAAACATGCTTTATCAGGCCAATGCCCGATTGAATCCTTTGGAATTTTCATGCCTTCACTCATCGGCATAACTAATCCAAAGCCGCTATGTTTATCAGTTGCCAAAATCGGGAGGCTCTGCCTCCTCCTCCCAATCTCCCGATTTTAAATCAAGAATCATATCAATCCCCTTTATAATCCCTACAGCCTTACCTGTTTCTTCTGCTGTAGAACCATCGTTACCCATTAGGGTTGCCCCTCTTGCAAGCATTTCTTTTACCTTCTCTCTTGCTTCCTTTAAGGTTTTAAAAATACCTTTAGTTGTTGGGTCTGTCTTCCAATCTGCGTACTCACTGGGTTGCACTAGATGCCCCTCCCTCTGTTAATTGTTTTGGCTGTCTACTTGCTTCCAGCATTTCTTCCTCATGTTTCAGGTTTTGCCCTAACTTTTCTATAAACATCTTGTATTGTTCTAACTGCGGCCCCAACCCTTCTGCCTCTGCTTTAGCAATACTCAATATCGCATCGGCATGAATCTTTCTACCTTGTGCAATACTTTGTTCTATCTCTGCAAATATCTTTTGTTTTTCCAACTCATGCATGTCTTTTGCCATGTCAAGACGTTGCATGAGGTCTATCATAACTGGGTCGGGTTGTTGTTGTGGACGTTGTTCCGGTTCCAGGAAGAACCTGTCCTTATCCACTTTGATGCTCTCCAGGTAGAAAGCCATTATTTCGTCATCGTTAAGGGCAGGGGATGAACCCCTTACTGCCATTAAAGCTCTGACTCTTGCAAGTCTTAGAACGTCAAGGCTCATGTTGGGGTCGGCTATCGGTAGAATATTCAGGTCTTTAAGATTATAGTCCGCCCTGCCTGCAACCTTCTCATCATCAAGAACGGTAAAGTAATGTTCTTCGTTCAGGTATATGGAATTAAGCTTAAACAGTTTCTGAAACTCCTGTTTTAACGACCTGAACACACGCTTGTAGATGCCGGTAAACACTTTCATGCCTTGTTCAACTAATGCCAGGACAGTCTCGACACTTACATTTTCTCCCGGCTTTTCGCCTGTAAGAACATCTTTGACAGAGGAAATGTCTTTACCAGCATCTATAAGAGTACCCAAGAGTAAGAACAAAACCTGGGAAGGCTCGTTGATAGGATAGGGGACCATGTTCTTTCTAAGATCGTCCCCCATTGTTTCCACCATCTGCCATCTTCCAAGTTTAACTTCTATCTTACCACCCTTAATTCTAATGCCTCTGCCTATAAATCCTCCCCCTGCCGTGGCGAGGGTGCCTGCGTCAAGTAGTTGGTTTAAAACAGTATTTACCGATTCGTTTATAGGGCCGAGCAATGCTCCAAAGCCTAAATCATAGAATCCTCCTTCAGGGTCAGGGAGAAACGTGAACTTTGTGAAATACTGAATAGGAATAATTTTAACAAGTTTACCTTTCCTTGTAAGCTCTACCCCTTCCAGGTCATACCTTGCAAGTATCCGAACAACTTGCTTGGTTTTATGGTGAAATGTTACTATATAAGGTTCGTGGTATCCATCATCATCAAGGTCCAGGTATCTATGCTGCTCAAAGAACTCCTGGGGAGCATCTGAGTCCCCATCGTCCGTGTCGGGTATTTTCAGGTCAACATCCAACCATATGTCTGCTGCCTGATTCTCGTATATATCGTTCTTATACTTCCAGATTCTGTGAGACACCCTTCTGGCGGTTGTCATGCTTTTAACCTTCATGTGGACAATTACATCCAAGGGAAGGCACATTTCACTCACGTTTCGTTGTAGCACACTTTCAAAGTAGGTCTTCTTGAACTCACATCCCACGATAGGAAGCACATGAAGGAGCCTGTCCATGTCAGAGTCCCATTCTTCCATTTCTTCGGACAATTGATAGGACATATGGGCGGACACTCTGCCTGCCCTTTCCTTCTTGGAACCATCGGGATCTTTCCCTACAATCGTGGCTTTAACCACATTCGGTCCCTGGACAATCTCAGGGTATGCCCTGGCAGCAAACTGGATAGATGCCGTGGTAATGAGAGGATATTTAACATTAGCAGCATTGGCCCAGGGAAATGTTTTTGACTCCATAATCTGCTTGGCAAGTTTCATGCCTTTCTCGTTCTGTTCTCTCCACTCGTTACGGCTTTGCTCGTCTATATCCAATTCAGTAGAACATAACGCACCGATAGTGCTAAGTTTTTCCTTATCAAGATCGGCGGCTATGTTCTTAGATGCTATAAACTTTTCAAGTTGTTCGTGTGCCATTTACTTCCTTTTATTCTTAGAGGATTTCTTAGGTTTCGGAGGCTTCGGGTCTGCTTTTTCCATAAGCCAAGATCGGTTGGCATCATACCCACGGGATATTCTTCCGTTTTTATCCTTACAATGGATAAAGCCATCTGCTAATCTTTGTCCAAGTTTCTTTCCTGTTACCCATCTTAGTTCTGGCATTGTTTGTTCTCCTTGTATTATTATAGTTTTGACATTAAGTTGCCTGTAACTCCTGGTATAGGTCTTTGCTAACGGATGTTTAGCCTTGATTCCAGGCCAAGTTACCCTTTCCTCTAATGGTTTAGAATAATCAATTAACCCCTTAGTACCCCCCAACCGCACTTCTTCCCTGATCTCCTTCATAATCGTCTTCTCCTCCCTCCTCGTCCTCCGTAGAATCGTACCATTGGGTATCCAGCAGTAGAATTCTATAGAGGTTTTCCATCATGTGGTCATCCTTATCAAGCGGTTTACCTGGATTTTTGGGGTCCCACATATACCCTTCAATCTCATAAATAGTCCTTACAAGATCGTCAAATATGAACAAGGAAGGTTCCTCATTCGGTCCTTTCAAAAATTCCTTAGTCTTTATAATCCCACTTTTCAGGTCTTTAGTAGCAGTTTCAAGGTGGTAGCCGTAGGCATATAACACCTTCTTAATATTATCAAAAACGGTATTAGGATTGTTTTCATCCCCTTTTGCCAGAGGGTCACATATTACCCTATTTACGGTGAAAGTATGATGTTTGACACATTTGATAATTTCCTGGCCTATCCATATACCATCCCCATGATCCCATATTTCTTCCACAATATACTTTCTATTGTCCGGTGATGTAGCCACAAACAGGATAGCCTGGTTTTCTCTTGGGTGGGTATCTATGGATATGTCTATAAGGTAGTCTGTAGGCACACCCCTTGGAAATCGCTCCTTGAGGTGTATTTTGCGCTTAAACTGAGAATAAATAAGCCCCTGCATATGAGAGGGAATACCCATCAAACGAGCCTTCTTTTCATCATCTGTGAGGGTTTTAGCATACTGATTGATACCTTCCTGAGTGATACCAAAGCCTAGATTGGACTCAATAGGGCCTGACACGTTGAACACGGTCTTATCAGGTTTGCCCTGTTCGTCCATTGCCTTTATAACTTCCCTATCCACCCAGGCTTCCTTCAGGAGTGTCATGCTGAACAGTTCCCTACCTTCCCTGTCTATCAAGCCACGGGCGTTAGCCACCCGTATATCCCTCTTAGGAGGCTCATCATAGCTGATAAGATCTCCTGACCACCCTTCGTGAAGTTCTGATTCCTGATGGTTACTCATTATTTCGATAGTGCCACCCGTTTTTTCATCTGTCCAAAGAGCATCTACACCCATATTGTTCTTTTTCTTCTTGACCGGCCTGTTTTTAGGCCACCATTTTTCTAAATCAGGCAGTAAAACAGCCTTAATATGCTTCTCCCAATCCTGTCCTATAATCCTGATTTTCCTTGGTTTCGTGTGCTTAAAGTGTATCTTTGCCCCACCCTGCCAGGGGAATCGCCCAATTATGGTAGATATAGTTAAAATGCATAAGATTGTTGTTTTACCAATGCGATTTGCCCCACAATAGGTAAATACCTTTAAACTAGGGTCAAGCCACGCCTCTAAGAGTTCAGCCTGAAGGGGATTGGCTCCAGGGTAGCCTGCCAGTTCAGCATTGGAGCCGTCAAAGAACTCTATTAGATTATCTTCCTCGTATTTCTTTTCCCATTCCAGGTTCTCTATAAGCTGAAGTTTTAGCTTCTTTTCCTCCGCCTCTATCTGCGCGGTGGTCATCTTCTTTGTGAAGTATTTGGTAGCTTTAAGTGCCAATTCCACCCCTTCCACCAATATTCCAGATTATCATTAGATTCTCCTATCCGGATGTACCATGTATAAAGAAAGCACATTCTCTTCTGAAACAGTCATCGCACAAGCAGGTATTACCATCAGGATGTATAATTCCTACTATCTTATCTGGTGATGCCTGTATTTTCGCAGGTTCTTTTTCTTCACCACAGATTCCACATTTCATTTATCGCACCTATTTTTTCCTCTTCTTTGCCCTCTTTTTTAGGGCGTCCCTTAAGGGAGATCTCGCCATACCTTTACCTCGTTTAATCTTGGCATCTCTTCTTTTCTGTGCCTCTCTTAAAGGTGACCATGAAATCTTCTTCTTTTTAGATGGCATATTACTATCCTATTTCTTTTTTTTCTTCTTCGCCTTCTTCTTTTTTAATGATAAAGGATCTAGTCCATACTTTGTTAAAAGATCCTTCTTGCGAGGGCCACCAGTTTCGGGGTCTAACCCTTGTCTACTCCTTGCATTTTCAAGACCCCGTAAAACACTCATCCGTTTTTTATATACAGCCTGTTTCTTGGGATCTTCATATTTTGTCCTAACATGAGGACCACCACCCCTAGATATAACAGAGCTAAAAGTCTCCTTGTCTCGCTTGACCCTTGCTTTTTTCTTTTCCACTCTAGTATTAGTAGGCTTTGGCGTTTTCCTTTTCTTAGTCGTTGTTTTCTTCTTAGGCGGCATACTATCCTCCCAACCCTATCATTTGAAACCCATCGTGCCTATACATAAGCCAGGTAACTATTAGAAATATCAGGATATATACCCATTCTTCCATAATCTCCTCCCCACAAAGAAAAAGGCACTCATGATGTTCATGGCACCATGAATGCCTTTATTCTTTGCTTGGCAATTCCCCCGAAGGAGGGAGGGAAAGGGAATTACCTCTTTGGGTGTCTCCTCACGGGGCTACTTCGTTAAAATATATTCTAAGTCAATTAAATATCTGTTTCTTCTATTAACTGTTTGACATAACTACCAAATTGTCATGTAATGGAAGATTTATTCCATTACGTTACCTTTTGGAAGATTTATTTCTCCAAGGTGGAAGGGATTTATTTTTTTCATGGTATTCTTCAATATATTTTACGATAGTATCAGTTTTGCTTGGTGAAGAAATCCCTAACTTTTTCGTTAGTATCCTTGCTACTCTATGTTTGTATCTGCATATATCTTCAAGTATAACTCGATCGGTAGTTTTGAGAAGATTTTCATATTCTTCCCATACAAGTCGCTTCATATTATTGATAGATGAACTCCTTCCCTTTTTACTTTTGGCAGTTCTATCTTTATGCTTCCCTTATTGTTGTGGGTTCTATCCAATCATCCATTTGAGGGGCCACAGGAACTGCATCAACATCCCCCAGAATGTCATACTGGTCTGGGTCTATCCCTAATTTTCTGACATCAAACACCCTGAACTCCTCCTGTATTTTGCCGGACTTGCCAGACTTTTCAGACAACTTTTATATATATGTAATAGTTGGGAAACCCTTTTTGTTTTTAAGCAACACAGCCTAGTATATATATCTATATTCTTAGGCGGGGGGGGGAGGGGTGTCGGCCTCTTCCCGATGTCTCCTTAAGGAGATTATCCAGTATCTCCCTGGTCTTTCCCCCTGCTACACCATGGTCTTTCCCCCTGCTACACCATGCTATAACCTAGACTAATTATCCCTCA